TTCTCCTAAGTCTCTGTACTTTAGTTCTGCTCGTCCTCGCTGAGAGTAAGATCCGTAGAATCCTCTTGTAGCAGGTGGTCCAAGGCTTCTCGTAATAGTTGTTGATCGTGCTCCAAGCACCGCACGCGCTCTGTTAACCGCAGTTCTTGCTGCTGCAATCTTTCTAGAAGAAGATGGGAACTTGTTCCGTCTGATGTAGCTTCTGACCATACTACTGATGCCTGCTTCTTAACAGGGGAACGCTTCTTAGGTAGTGATTTACTACCGTTTATCGGAAAGTCCATATTTAACAAGTTTATTGACCAATCAAACACTTAAGTAGTCGGATAGACCAATGAAATAAATAAACAAAGTTCTCTGAAACACTTCTTCGAATTCTGACAAAACACGTGCCACTAGTACTCAGATGAAGCACTCTCTAGGGCTTCAGACGGTTGTGTGTTCAGGCGCAGCCTGTACACAACCAACTAGAAACTCTGTCGTGCGTACACAAGCCACGCGTAGCTAATCGGATGTCTCATACTAAATCGGATATGTATCAAGAAACCGCCACTTGTATACTGACTGTACCCAGGGGGCTGGGTGCCAGTGCGCCGCTCGTGCCAGGCGCTGGGGGGTATTGGGGGAGCCCCCCAATTAGTAATCAAAAGTTATTTGATTATAGTTGAAATCTATGATTCCTAAATTTAGAAGTGACAGTGCGAGGGACTGGTAAAAAATTGCTATATAGCGTGCTCCACTGGGCTCTAATATTACTTACGCCCAGTGGAACATTGGAACATTTCCAATGGACTCATTCCCTACTCCCTACCAGTTACTCGCCGAAGAAGAACTTCAAAATTCGGATGAAGATTTGTTGGACGCAGCCTTTAAGGATGATCCCGCAGAAATACCCGCTGTACCCGCTGTCCCTGTACCCGATGTACAATATGTTCCTGCATCTAAGGAGAAGGAGAAGGGGAAGCCTAGTAGGTTTCGCCTTCAAGGAAAGCAGATGTTGCTCACATTCCCTCAAAATGCCACTAAGAAGGAAGTAGCTGTTAAGCGGATGAAACAGAAGTGGCCTCATCAGATGAAATCGTACATTGTGTGTGAGGAACCACATAAAGATGGAACACCCCACCTTCACATTTTTATTGTTTTCAAAGAGAAACAATCTATCTCTGGAGAACATACTCTGGATTTTATTGGTGGAAAACATGGGAACTATAAGTGTGTGGATTCAATACGGAAGTCAATTCTGTATTGCAAGAAAGGAGACAATTATGTCTCTGAGGGCTTCGATATAGAAGCTATAATAAAGAAGAAATTGCCTAAGAGTACTGAAGTTGCTCAAATGATTATGGAAGGGAAGAGTATCTCTGACATTAATAAGCATGATCCTGCATATGTTATGCTTAACAAAAGAAAGCTTGAAGAATATGAAAGCTGGGTCTCTATTGAGAATCACAAGAAGAGTAAGCTTGCTTGGGTACCGCCAATTGTGGAAGGCCTTACTGACTCCAATAAGCAGATTGCTCAGTGGATCTCCTCGAATGTTCGGCAGACACGCAAATTCAAGGCCCCTCAGCTTTTTATCACCGGGCCGAAGAATCTTGGGAAGACCTCGCTAATAGAGTGGTTGGAGAGATATCTATCCGTGTACCATATACCGCAAACGGAAGACTTCTACGACCTCTATACGGACGACTACGACCTTGTGGTATTCGACGAATTCAAAGGTCAGAAGACTATTCAGTGGATGAACCTATTCCTACAAGGGGGCCGGATGAACATCAGGAAGAAGGGCTCCCAGTATCTGAAACAGAAGAACCTACCTGTTATCATACTATCAAATTATCCCCTTGGAGATTGTTATCCCAAAGCAAGAGACGATGGAAGGTTGGATACCCTCCTCGTGAGGTTAGACATAGTAGAAATTGATAGTTTTATTGATTTTTACAAGGATAGATCAGATGTGATCTAGAGATCTGAGTATCTGATTCTTGAGTAGTAGTCTAAGTATGCGACATCGTCGTTGTCAGCTATTACTAATAAATATAATGCTCCTGTCTTTATATCTCCTATAGTAGCTCCTTCTCCTCCGTATACTGTGTCTTTGTTTATTCTCTTGTATTTGCTCATATAGGCGTTGTTTGGAGCTCCAGCAGTTAAAACAGGCGTAGAACTAAATAGGTAACTTCCTATTTGTCTTCTTGATTCCATAAGCACAGTGAATCTGTCTCTGTTGACTAGATTCATTGGTGATAGAGGTGTTGGACTAGTTATAGGTCCCGGATTATGTAAGTAAGTTTGTAGTATCTCATCTACTGCAGGAGTCGTCCCATTTGCTTGTGAATCCCAGATAAGCATTGTTCTAACTAAAACTCCATGGAGGGCTGAACTGCTTCCTGTAGTACGAGGATAGTAATTTACATTGATTAAGCATGACCTTATAGTAATTTTTGATCCAACTCGTGTATTGACGTTAGTTCCATTAGCAATTCCATTTAGCAGATATAGTGTTCCTGCTTCGGTTACATCCTTAACACCTTCTCCTAAGTCTCTGTACTTTAGTTCTGCTCGTCCTCGCTGAGAGTAAGATCCGTAGAATCCTCTTGTAGCAGGTGGTCCAAGGCTTCTCGTAATAGTTGTTGATCGTGCTCCAAGCACC